TTGTCTGTCGCTGAAAAGGACAAGTATTACATCGCTTTTGTACTCGCCATTTATACAGGGATGCGTCGCGGAGAGATCCTTGGTTTACGTTGGAAGGACATTGACTTTGACCAAGCGAAAATCAGCGTGCAGCAGACGCTTTACCGCCCGTCCAACCAGGGAATTATCTTTCAGGAGCCCAAAACAAAAAGCGCGAAGCGACGGATTGCTATTCCGCAATTTGTGCTCCAGGAGTTGAAGCGGCATAAAGCTCGACAGAACAAATTACGTTTCGAGTACGGTGAGGGCTATCAGGACCACGATCTGGTTGTCTGTTACGATGACGGGCGCCCACAAGACCCGCGAAACCTGCTCAGGCATTACGAGCGGATCACCAAGAAAAGCGGCCTGCCTCCCATCCGCTTCCACGATCTGCGCCATACGCATGCAACCATGTTGCTGCAGATGGGGGAGCATCCCAAGGTCGTATCAGAACGCCTGGGCCACAGCCGTGTGGGGATCACAATGGACGTGTACAGTCATGTCATGCCGGACATGCAAAAAGATGCGGCTGACAACTTCGAAAAAATGATGAAGCAGAAACGCTCAAAATGACTTTAGTCGAATAAAGGTTGTCAAAATGTTGTCAAGCGACAACGTGGAGGCACTATGTTGTCAGGGTGGATGGTCGAAGACATAAGAAAAACCCTTGATTACCAAGGGTTTCAGCATTCATTATATGGTGATCCGGACTGGGTTCGAACCAGCGACCCCCACCCTGTCAAGTAAACTGGAACGAAATGTTGTCCTTTTACTGACTGGGATTGTATTTGATATATCAAACCACTTACTTCCAGTATCAATTATCATAAATATATAGTAGTCGGGAAAAGAAGTCAAGTGGTCGCCTTAAAATATCTCCGATAATACACAAAGTTTGTTTAAATCTAAATCAAGCTCTTAACCAGTATCTGCTTTTCAGACGTCAAACTCCCATCATTCAGCGTGCAAATCAACTTGAAGTAACCTGTTTTATTATTGCTGTTCGCTTTCAACGTGCAACTTTTATTCGACTGATTTGTTATCGTTACGAGATCAGTTGTTCCTCCAGTTGTATTGGTAATACTCCACGTTGCCGGTTGCATTGAAACTTGTTGACCGTTGTTGGTCAATACGGCATTCCATGTTTTAGTTTGAGTCACTCTCATATCAGGATCACCAACGATTGTTAAAACGTAATTGTCTTGCTGAACTGCTTCAACAGTGAGTGTGATAGTATCCTTAACATCTGATTTTTCAGCCAATGCAGCCGTAATGGTTACAGTTCCAGGATTAACCGCAGTAACCAATCCACTGGTGTCAACTGTAGCAATATTAGTATCGCTTGAACTAAATGTAATTGCCATGCCCGAAACAGATTGACCATTAAGTGTGACAGACACATTCAACTGTAATGTATTTTCTTGTTGAATGGTTGTTTCGGTGTTAGTTATATCTACCACATAAACATATTTCCTTGCATCAGCAATTTCATTCTCCACATCGTCAACTGCTGAGTTAAACTGATCCTGTTTACACCACAATCTGAGTAACCCTTTATGAGTTCTGTCAATAGCTTCTACTTTCCACGCTCTGCCCATTTTAATGAATCGCTGCCCAGCTTCAATTTCCAATGTTTCTTGATTTTCTTGGAGAGTGACAAGAATCTTACTTGCTGGCAAGGTCATATATTGGCCAGTTTCCACGTCAAACACGCGCCCATCAACAATGGCAGGAAACTCTTTTACAATGCCAAAATTAATCTTAATCGGATAATCACAGACACGCATAAACGCCCTGTAACGTCCATTACGCTGTCCATTTACTTCGGAGATAATCAACCAATCCTCATTGTTGTAATGGACAATATCGCCACGTTCAATTGGCGTAAGGGTACTTATCTTTTTATCATCAACATCGGTTGAAAGTGTCGTATTTGAAATGACCACTTTTACAGATTGGTTATTGATTTGTACATTCTGACCAATAGTGTCAAGGATGTATTGGAAGTCATCTGGATTGGACTGAAATAGGTTAATCATGTACATCCCCCTTACTGATTAAAGAGCATAAAAAAAGAGCCATTTTGATTAGCTGCTTTATCTTCGTCAATTTTCATCTTGCGGATTTTGTTTTCTAGTTGGTCGATTCGTGCCATTAGGTTTTCATGGAATTGGGAAACTGTCTGGTCATCTGACGTGTAATTTTTCATTAAGTGCGGTTGGTTGCCAATGCTTTCTAAAATGGACAATGCCGTTTCGTATATCTTTCTCGTTTGTGCCTTGTCAGTTGCATTGTATGTATCAGTGGCATTTAAGCTATTTTCGGCTAGATAAACATTGATTTCATCAGGTGTAAGAGTAATACCTTTGATTTCCATTTCCAATCTTGCTTTATTGTCCACGTTTGGTTCCTCCTTTAGAAATGTAAACACTCCTAGCCGTTGACTAGGAGTATTGATCATTATTCTGATGTTTGAATTGACGTTAATATGCCATTCTTAAAGTACAAATACTTTGTTCCTTGAGATTTTAGATCATAAACCCATTGTTCTTCTGTTCCCCAAGCATATTTAGAGACATTTTTTCTTGTTGGAAGTCCCCATGATAGCCAAACCATATCTTCATTCATTCCAACAAATACAGAATTCTTTTTAATGTGATCCCATACCTTATTTGACCATTTGTACGTTGTATACGGATTGGATAGTAAAAATCCAAAATGTACACTGTATTCATCATATGCTGTCAGATAATAAATCATGTCACCTGATTTAAGTTTCAAGGTAAAAAAAGTATCTTCTTTGATTTCTAATATCCACATGGGTGCAAATTTTTCAACATCTACATATTTACCATCTGCATCTTTCATGAGAGTGGTTCTAGTCCATATTGTTCTGCCCATGTAATCTTTTATCGCATTCTTAAACTGCTTTAATTTTTCGCTCTCTTGATTATTTACGACATTATTACCGTTGTTAGTCAGATTATATTTTTGCTCTAATTCCTTTTTCATCTTGTTATAACTGGCATAAGGATCAACTGCTATCAGTTGTGTTTTATCTATTTTTACGATATTTGCAATTGGCTCAAACTTAACCTCGTAATTAAATAACTGGGTAATAAGTGATGAAGGAACCATAAGCGTACCATTGACAACCTTGGGTGGAAAATCCATTAAGAAAGGTTTTCCATCTAGTTTTCCTAAATCTTTATTCGGGCTAATCTCAATTCTAATAGTGTCAAACTGATAACCTTTTAGGGTGCTTGTTGATTGATCCCATTCGACTTTAATATCTAAATTCTCAAAGACAGCTTTTGCTGGAATAAATATGGTACCACCATCTACTATTCCATTTTGTCCTTGTATTGCTTTATCATTTATCTTGACTGTAACAGGTGGGTAATCTTCTGCTGATCCGACTTTTTCAAATCCTAATACACTCAACAGCAAAGTAAGGACGAAGAAACATTTAATAAGTCGGCTATGTCTCATAGATTATCCTCCATATGCATATGGCACTAAGCAACTGGTTTGTTAATCTTATTTTTGATTTCTTCTAAAATATTTATCTTCTTATAGATATCAGATAAAAGTTCAATAACTTCAGCGAAGCCATGCAGAATTATTGTCGAAAAAATTGAAGCAACCCATACATAAATTGCAATACTCCAACTAAAATCCCTTGTGATATTACCTGCTACTATTCCGGCAATGATACCAACTACAACTTGAATATTAGCGACTGTTTTAACCGCTTTTGCTTTACCATTTTGATACTGTTCCGACATGAATAAAACCCTCCTTATAGAAATTATAGGAGGATTTTACCATACAATTAGGGCTTCTTGATCAATTTGTCGAAAAATTCTAGTATGTGGTCATGGGAAAAGAAAAACGCTCACCAGTGATTGGTGAATGGCCAGAATATTATTCGCTTAAAGTGTGTGTAAAATGATATGCTAGGCCGCCCTTTTTCCACTTAGGGGTATCGAACAATCCCAATGAAAACTTGATTTTATCACGTCTATTCCCGAACATTCCCCAGATTAAAACCGTTGATAATGTTAGTTATCAACACCTGACCACAAAACAGGCAAAAAATAGACCACAATCTCTATGAGTTAGTGGTCAACATATTAACAAATAAGCTGTCAAACTGGATCAAACAACAAAAGGCAGCAGAAGGAACGCAAAAATTTAAAAAAATCACGTTCCCTGCTATTTATTTTTATTGTTTCATCAGATGAAACGATTAGTATAACATGTGTGGGCGAGTGGACATTATCCCTTTCTACTCAATCCCTTATCATTCTTGCATTTGTTGCCCATCTTTATTTCCTAAATCATCAGATTTCTTATCATCTTTATCTTTTTTATTTCCCATATTATTTTCCATCTGTTCTTCTCTAAGTCGATCCATCTCTTGTGCCTTATTTGACGTATATGGGTTCTGCTCAACGGCTGTTTCCAAACTAAGCATATTAATACTACGCAGCTTAACGATGTTATCAACAATTTCAGTTCTATTCTTAGGACGAGCATATTGGAATATTAACTCTAATTCATCGAAATCATCTTGATTAACCGCAATTCCTTTTAACTCCATTAACTTCTTAAACACCTTTAACCTTTCCATTAACCCTTCTTTAAGCCATGATTCATTTAATGCACCACGTACATCCGCTACAGAATAGAGTAGAAGTAAGGACGTTTCTGAGATATTGCTCAACTCAACTGATGACATAGCAATGCCAGGTGTATTAGAAATTGTCAAAAGGGCTTGATATATCGTCCCGTATATCTCTTTGAAACTCATGTGATCCAGTTTATTGGATATCATATCTGCCGTAGAACCGTCATCTAAATTCAACGCATTACCGACCAAATGCGGATTAAACCCATCCCCTTTTAGGATCTGGCCTGATATAATCATTAGTGGATTGTGGTGTTTGTAAAATGAATCAGAAAATTTAGATAATACATCTTCTAGCTGATCAATTAATGGAATAATATCCTCTAAACTGCTGCGCCCACTATTCTCGTCCAATTCGTTCTGGTCATTCTTATACCTGATTGGAAGGCCACTAATATTCGTAAACTCTGCAACCTTCCTTAATTGTCCACCTACATCGTCCCATTTCTCAATCCGATCTTCATAAAACACATTGTAGTAAGAGCATCCATCAACTACATAATGTTCAATGAATCCAATATATTTATTATCCGGCGAAATGACTTCATATCCATCCTCCGGCTTTACGATATAGCTCTGAATATCCTTATTTTCATCCAGATAGCAAACTTCCCAACACATCCCATATTTAATCACATTGTCCAGAATCTTTTTCGTTACCCTATCATAGTTACCTTTCCGCCACACCTTCTTAAACTTCTTAACTGTTGCATCTTTGCCGGAAATAGTGATCGGGTTACCTAACAAGTATGTTGATTCAAAGTTTAGTATATTTTTTGCCAGATTTAGAACAATGGTTCTAGGGTAGTATTCTTTTCCGTTCCATACTTCTACACTCCGATTCAAGATTTTATGTTTGCCGTTCAGATATTCTCGTAAGTCAAGTACATGATTGACACGTTGTTGATGATATACCTTTTTGCATTCCTCCACAAACCATTCTAGATTCCCGTCAAATTTTTCTAAAACGTATTGTTGAATACTCATTTACTGACCTCCTTACGCAATATCAACATAATATTTATTTTGTTTCATCGCTTGGCACGCAAGCGCAGCCGCCACGATCAAATCGTCGTGATTACCTTCACCTTTTTTATTGTTCATTTTTCCGTCTACTTCTTGGAATATCTGCATCTGTTGAAGGGTTTCTTTACAGTGGAGATTAATAAAACCCCTTTCAAATTGTTCTTTAAAGTCACTAATCATGATTGATTTAGAAGTATTCGTTGTTGTCCAGCCCAATTGAAGCTTCTTTTTGCCTTTCTGATCGAATACTTTCTGCTTCAAAAGGTTCATGTATTCATAATCTTTCCGTAGACGTTCAATTAATGGTAGACCCAGGTTATTCCTTTCGATAGCAAGGTAAGCATAGTTACACCATTTCCCGATTGTATCCACTATTTCAGCAAAAAGATAAACAGGTACTTTGTTATGATAAAAACTCAGCACCTGTTCGCCTTCATTATCAAAAATGGTTACTGTTGAATAGTCGCCACCTGATCCACTGGCAGTATCCACTCCACCAAACATTTTGATTCCCTTTTTAGGCAATTTGTAGATGTACAATCCTCTGTTTATATATAGCTTTAAAACGTCTGGTAACTGGCTATATACTTCATTCGTTGAAAGTGGCTCTAAAATGTAATTCAGACGTTCTAACACTTTGGATTGGTCGAAAACACTTTGACCCGTAGAAATAAATGATTCCATTGGATTGCTAGGATACTCCTGATAAAACTCCTGCAAAGTCATATCAAGCAATTTATATCTACGCCACATCAGGAAACGTAAATTAGCACCTTTTTCAAATAGGATCTTCTCATCTGGCTCTAAATCCTTTTCTCTGAGCCGATTCCCTTTATTGTTTGCCTTAAACCATTCTTCCGCTTCGTCATGTTGATTGCGATTCTGTTCTTTATATAATTCATGATAGAACGGTATGAAATAAGGTTTATACTTTGAGTTGCCCTTGTAGGCAGACATAAACAACTTATAATAATGGTTGTTTGTCCCATTACTTGTCGTTTCTATGGTCAGTTTTCCATTGTCAATCAATGCCTGTTCAACGGATAGTAACTGTTTCTCTTGATTGGCATAATGGGCAAATTCTGAAAGGTGTGTCCATGTCGGACTAAAGCCCCTAGCAATTTCTTTGTTGCCTGCCACTGCACAAACAACTCGGCTACCATTTTCAAATAATAATTCATCTCTCGAATCCCTTTTTGTTTCGGGAAATAAGTCAGGGTATTGATCTCTTGGTAGCCACATGTTCATCTTTTTCAGTGTCTCAAATAAATATTTAGACGAATCTGTTTTATACGAAACAATCAAAATACTCTCGTTCTCCCTTGTGCAACAACGCCAAAGTGCCGCTGCGAGCATGTATGTAGATACGCCCGCTTTTCTCGCTTTATTCACCACAACAAAACGATTATTCTCTATTAACTCATCCAATTCAATTTGTGCTGAGTTTAGGTTAAACTTTACTTTCTGGTTTTTTGTGTCTGTAATATAAATGAAATTCTTGGCAAACAGTTCAAATGAACCCATTATCTTTTCAAGTTTTTGTTTTTTAGTTAGTGCAGCCACCGTTTCACATCCTTTCAGGTAAAACAATAAAGGGAGTGCCATATTAGACACCCCACTACAGTTCTAAATCGTCATCTTCTTCCTCTTGTTCAACAATATTTCCAAACGCTTTTAAAGCTTGTTGTTTATGATGTTCAATTTCTTTCTGGAGAGTAAGCAACAACTTAACCGCTTTTTCATCACCTTTAACCGCTTTATCCCTTACGGCTTCGTACATGTCAATTAAATCCTGTGCGGTTTTTGTCGCCAATACCATGCTGGCTATATTTTTAAATTCGTCAGTACGCTCCCATTTATGGAAACTGTTCATCGTCTTTTTGTTTACGGTTTTCAAAAACTCTTCCTCGGTCATGGTCTTGTTTGTGTCATACCAAAGGTTAAACCGATACTTTATGTATTGTTGCTTCGGAAACGGTAACTTGGCAATTACATCATATATGTTCATTGTGTGTCACCACCTTGATACTTTTCCAGCATTCTTTCTAAAGCAGCTCTAACATCATAATTAGGATCGTATTCAATCCCGTATTTCTCCATTAATCGCGTTAATGTTGCATTTACATCAATATTGGGATCATATTTGATTCCGTACTTTTCAGCCATTGCTGTAAGTTTACGGTTCGTTTCCTTTAAGCTATCTAATATCTCGTCCAATTCCTTCAAGTGTTTATTATCCATAGAGAAAATCCTCCTTAGTTTTGTTTTAAAATAGAAAAGGTGACTACCTTGATAAATAGCCACCATGAATAACTCAATTCCCAGTATTCCTATTGGATATTAAATATGTATGTACGAAATCACTATTAATACATTATTTATTATTTTAGCAATCTTTTTGGGGAGGATTTTTGCTTTCAGGGAATGAGCATACAATTAGTTGAACATGTCATAAATTCCAACTAATAATTTTAACCAACTAAACTTTCATATTGTCGTCTAGGTAATATCTTCTTCAATTCCTTATCAGTGAAATAGAATTTCAGACAATCAGAAAAATCATTTTGCTTATTTGGTATATAATTCTCAAAATCCAAACTTGGATTGTCATTACGTTCGGCAGAATTCTGCCACACGATGTTCATTCGATATAAATTTGGCAACTTTTTCTGTAATCCTTTTCCTTTTTGTTTCCTGTTACGTTCAACTACTTCAATGACTCCAAGTTCAATTAGTTTATTTACTTGTCGCTGTACCGCTTGGTCATACAATCCAGTAACCTTCTCAATATCCTTAAACGTCATATAAAAAACGCCTTGTGCATTAGCAAAGCGTTTAGAGTGTATCAACATAGCGTATGCAATTAGCTTCTGATTCTTCTCTGGACAATGTTCGATTATCCATTTGATTTCAGTGTAGGTTACAGTTAAATCTTTAACATTGGCTGTCAAATTGTAATTTTTCTCATACATATTTTTTACTGTGCGGTCAATTTCTTTGTAACACTCTTCCAGCTTGGTTGTATATGTATCTGGATTCTGCAATTCCATCCATTTATACAATTCTACAATCGTTTGTTCCTGCTCAAGTCCCATGTACTTAAAATACAATCCGACTAGGAATATTGAATTGTTACGGCTTCCTTGTATCTGTAATCCATTGTGTAACAAGTTAATTGCCCGATCAATCGAATAATCTTCATTTGGTTCATAACTTGGTAATGGTTTATGTTGTGCAAGTGCATCCTCTGTCTGGATTATGGTTTTCTTCTTGATTTTTTCGCCACTTTCACCAATGATATCAATGATTGTTTCAGATTTCATTTTTTCAATGGATAATAGGTATTCTTGGCTTTCTTGTGCATCCATTACCCTTAAACCATCTTCAATCAAACAGAATCCGCAAAAGTTACCTGTTCTTTGGTGTATGCCAAGCGGTATTTTAACGCCTAATTTATCCGTTACCCGAAATTCTACTTTATTTGCTTCGTCAAAGTATTGTTCTATATCTGATTGAGATATGGCGTATTGGAAAAACTTCTCGGCGTAATCGACTCGGATTAAATCCTCAAAGAATAAATCAATATGATAGCCCTTGTTACCGCTATAACTTATGTAGTGTTTAATTCCTAATCCATTTAGTGTATTGGCGACATTGTATGTAATCCATTTTGCCATTTGTTTATCTTGAAAATCTACATCAAACGTCATAAACTTACTGAAAAACTTTGCAAAAGTTCCAATTGTATATTCACCTTCAAGATGTTTTTCAAATTGCCAATCTTGAAGCGGTTTTACCTTTTTACCTTTACTGTTAATGTGTCCTGCTGTATATTGCCGATATCCAATTGGCTCTTTATATTGGATTAGATAATGCTTCCGTTGAATAAAATATAAGTCATTCAGTTTGTTAATGATTATTTTTTGGTCAATTGTCAATGTCTCATCTCCCTTGGTCTTAAACGAAAGAATGTAGCCACGTTGACTACGCTTGTTTTTGTTGCTCTCTCATTGCCTTATAATCCCTTAACCCTTGAGACAATTCTTCCGTCTGTTCAAATAGCCAAAAATGTTGACCATCCTTTGGGCTGATTGCCTGTGTAATAAATGGAATACCTTTAATGTGTTTTAAATAGCTTGCAACTGAACCGTTATAGCAGAAGAAAAATGATTTCATTGTTGAATCCCCCTGTTTAATAAATGAAGGGATGCACCATTGGTACACCCCATTAAGATAGCTTTTATAAAATTATCTTCTCAGTAAATGACACATGATCTTGTGATGTCAAAGCAAATGAAAATATCTTATCCATGTCATACGTCTTTTTACCAACGATATCTTCACCTTTGCGCTTATATGCTCTAACATGTTGAAATTCATCTGTAGGCAAAGATATGTCGAAATCAAAAAAACCTTGCAGCTCGGCAAGGTTAATGTTGGTTTGAAGCTTTCCATTTCCATTGATTCTAATTTTCCCATGCAGATTATACGCATAGATGACTTTATACATCTCATCCATAGTATGACGATTAAGTACGTCAATTAATTCTTCAAAACCTAGTTCTCTCAGATAATGATTATGTATGTAATTGAATCGTTTACTATAATGGCCTTTAAAAGCAACATCCACCGCAAGTAATATTGCTTTACCACGGTCTGATTGTGGAAGCGGTATGTCATAGTAAGACCAAATTTGAAGTAATGTTGAACCAGCATATTTATTACCATAATGTCCACGATGATTCTTTTTAATGTTATTTATGTTTGCTGATTGCGGATTAAAGTAGTCGCTTGCGCTCATCATCGTTAAATGATTATCCCAACATTTATGCTTAACCAATGCCATATCTACGCCTATTGGCTCTTTACAATTGGTTAAATTGATGCCAAACATATCGTGAAAATCATAAAACCAATTGATATTGTATCCTTTGATAGCTTTAAGCAGGGAACATCCTAGCAAGGTATCAATATCGTCACCTAGGACGGTATCAAACTTCCCAAACTCTTGATCAGCACACCAAATTGGATACTTCTGTTTTAATTCTTGTTTCATATGCGACTATGCCGATTAAACATAGACGCTTCCTACTAATATTATTGCTGTGCTTCCTCCCTAGACATTCAGCATAGGGAGAAAGCGTTATGTTGTGTCGTGCATATTACACCTCCATTAATCTGATTTGTATATCTCAATAAATTGTTTGTATTTGTCTAATTTATTTTTTGAAATCTCACATGTGTTACATTCCCAACGGCTTAATAAACTGATTGAGCAGCCAATATATTTGGCAATCTGAATCAATCGGATGCGTTTCTGTTTACGTTTGAGCATCCATTGTTCTCTTTCTGTCATGTTAATCATTTCCTCCCAAAAATGATTTGAAAAGAGGATAGAGCGATTAAGCCCTATCCCCATCTATGTATCTATGAAATTATGCTTTAAGTGTGTAAACGGCAACTGCTTTCTTAGAAGCAACTTTCAATGTTCCTTCAGCCACAACATGACCACGAACTGAATCGCCAACTTTGGCGAGTGGCTCGAATCGAGCATCACGAAGGAATGCAAGAGAAAGGTAATTAGGATCAAATACAGTCAACCTGTCAGCAGAAGCATGACGAGAAAGAATCAGATTTAGATTTCCGTAATTTGTTCGGATTGTGTCAACGACAAGACCAAATACATTTTGCTGAGCAATGTAGTTGTATTTATCTTTGTATAGTGCATCAATCTGTTCTTTCATGTCAGCATTGACCAATCCAAAGTATTCTCCAGTTGGCAGACCTTGATCCCAAAGCTTTTTAACCGTTGCTTTTACCTCATCTTCTGTAATCTGACCGCTTGTTGCACCAGTAATCATATTTGCAGGATCAGCCCAACCTTCAAGACCTTGCATCTTACGGATGAAAGGAGCAGTAGAACCGTCATTTTTTACACCTTTAGTTACCGCTTTTTCAAGGTTGACCTTTAACTCTGTAAGGCGATCCGCAACCTCAGCGGAGAAAATATTCCCTTGTCCCTGTACGTTAATGGCATTGCTTGTCCCGCTGATGCTAACACCCTTTTGGAAAATCTCAAGTACGTTAGACAATTCAGCACGACCACTTTGATAGAATGTTACACTCTCGTTGCCCTCTGGAACAGAAATGTCTTGGGTGTCATCGAGAACACGTTCACGCCAAGTGTGGACGGTTCCGTTAGCTTTTTCAGTACGTCCTTTTTCCAGCAACAGAGATACAAGAGGAGTATCCTGTACACCGATTTTTGTGATTTCCTTGGAAAGAGAAATAGATTCAGTTGTAGTTAGATTGTTAGATTTGAACATGAAAAATCATCTCCTTAAAATATTTTTAATAAAATGAAAAGTAGCCATACATTAGTTGACTACTTGAACAAACTCGCCAATTTGGATTCGATCATTCCAACGACATTTCCACTCTTTTCATGTTGACTGTATCTATCGGAAACTTTATGACCATTATCAGGTTTGTAACTATTATCAATCTTCATACCGTTAATTATTTCTTTTAGCTTCTTAACCTTCGCAGTAAGTTCATCAGTATCTTTGACTTGAAAGAAATCGGCAAATGCTTCAAGGCCTTCTGACTTAAGCGTTAATTGAATTTCCTTTTGCCACAACTCGGCTTGTTTTTGTTCTAATGCCTTTTCAGCATCAGATTTCTCGGCTGGCTTATACTTTGCCAATTCAGTTTGAATCGGATTCAATACTTCTGACTCCCATTTGGATTTTTCTTGTTCTAGTAATTCATTTACCTGCTCTTGTGTAAAAGTTTGATTCTCTTCCATTCAAACATCTCCTTATGGTTTCGTTAATGCAGTTACTTGTTTTTCTAAACCTTCAATTGCCTGAACAATTCTGTCCTGTGCCTGGTTTTGCTTGTCAATTTGTTCAAGCAACCTAATTTCCCTTTCTTTCGATTCTTTACGACTATCTAAGAAAAGCCAGACGAATAATACTGCAAAGATGCCTTGTGATACTATCATCTCAATTGGTAAGCCATTAGCATCCAATTAAATCACCTCCTTTCAATGTTAAAAAATTTTAATAAAAAAAAGAAAGATCGGGGATGACCTTTCTCTTCTTAAAAGGGGAGAGTATTAGATATATTGAAAACTGAAATTGGAAGGGAGTAGCCCTTCATTCATCGTCTACACTTGGTAGGCAATCAATGAAATTTACTCCATAGATATTACCTATTCTGATAAATACCATTCTAAATGATTAGATATATTTTTGTTTATTATAGACGATTAACTCAGTAGCAAAAAGTCCAGTAATATCAAGGCATTAAAAAAATAAGGTATGTTCGTTTTCGCTAGTTCCCTTATAGGCGATTATCTCTATGTTAAATTATCCTTATAAATCAATACATTGAGCATTATGGACATGTTTATTTTGTCTAGTTCCCTTATAGACGATTATTTCCATGTAGCAAATAGACAGGAAAAACCTTGAAAATAAAGGATATTTGAATCATGTTATAAAAATTATTTGTGTTCGTTTTCGTCATTTTAATTTTGTTTTTTATCCATAATAGAAAAATCAATATGGAATGCTGAAACCCATGTGGCTGTAGGAGAGAAGGCACTACTAAAAACTTCTAGCGTCTATATTTTTGCTTATTTTCATGCCATACGCGTCTTTTTATTTCTTTTTCGTTTTTCTTCCAGCATTCACGGCACATCTTATGGTTTTTTCCAGTAGATTAGATTGCATTACTTCCCTTAGAGACCATCCGTTTTTAACGGTATAGCTAAAGAAACCTTAATTTATCAATGTTTTTTGTATATGTATTTTTTAATTTATATTATCAAAAGGTTAAAAAATCCTTATGTATCAAGGGTTTGCAAAGTTTTTTAAAAGTGTCCACAAATTTATTTTTTCCTATATTCTCGCTGCTTTTCTGTTTTGTATTTCCTTCGATGATCTTTCCAACAATCACGACACATCTTATGATTTTTCCCAGTATTACCTATTCTGATAAATACCAAAAAACGACTTCACATTTAATTTTTTTCCTGTATTACCTATTCTGATAAATACCATTCTAATTGGTAAAGTTTTCACCTCTTCCCTTAAAGACGATTATCTACAATTTGAAATAAGTGCTACAAATGTTGATATATCAATGATTGTTGAAAAATACCGTGTTTTCAGTATGTTCGTTCGGTCGTTATTTTTATTTTATATCCATAATAGAAAATTGAGTAACAAGCGCTGAATCCCTTATGTATTAAGGGTTACAGCGATTTTAAAAGTGTCCACAGGATTGTTTTTTTCGATATTCTCTTTGTTTCTCAGTTTTATATTTTCTGCGATATTCATTCCAACATTCGCGACACATTTTATGATTCTTGCCAGTGGGCTTTATTCTTTTAGAGCAAACTTTGAATATTGTTTCTATGTTTCCCTTAGAGACCATCCTGTTTTAAATGGTCTTTTGCACAAGTGTTGATTTATCAACGTTTTTCAGGTATGTTGTATTTTTATTTATTAAACTAGTTGCTCGAAAATCCATTATGTATCAAGGGTTTGCAAGGTTTTTTCTAAACTTCTAGTATTTTTATATTTACTCTTATTTTTATGCCAACTTTTCCTCTTTAATTGCCTTTCTTTTTCCCTCCAACAAACATTACAATATTTCTTTCTATTTGAAACAGCTTCAATTCTTTCACCGCAACCATCACACTGTATATTCTTTTCACCATATTTTCTTTGAAGATTTCTCTTTAGATTCTCAACTAGAATATCACCAAAACTTGACCATAATGTTGTTTTGTAATTGCTTTTTTTTGTATTCATATAAATATTTAACTAGCACATCAACTAATTTATAAATATCAGGTTCGATATTTATGTGTTGGAAGTAATAATACCTGTTGTACCCCATTTCGTACAAACAAAAATAATAAATAATGTATTAATAGTGATTTCGTACAAACGCTCTCAGACCGTCTATATCGCCGTTTAAGGCGTTTTATATTTAGGTTAGATAAAATATACCTACTTTATATAAAAATTGCTGTATCGGGCTTATAGAGCGTCTGGTGACGTGTTTAACATCAATTCTATTTCAAAATTTCACACAGTAATTAATAAATTTTTGACATGTCGTGTTGGGCGGGTATGGTTAGAGTGGGCAAGGGGAAAGGGGAAAAATTTATTATCCTGACAATGAAAAAGAAGCGGATTGACCGCTCCTTTGAATGTGCTATTCTGCTTGTCTATATACTTGATTCATTGCTTTAGCGTACCGTTCAAACTCATCCGTCATCAACCATTCTTCATACATCTGGATTTCTTTTTCTTGATCCATTACGCAGCTACCTCCTGAATCAATTGATAACCAGCCGAATCAATTTCCCCATCTTCATCATAATCAATGACGTACTTGCAAAGCCCTTCTTCAACTTTGATAATCCCGTCAATTGGATTATCACCCAAACATACTGCATCTTTCAGATCATCAATGGACGCAAGATAATGTTCATATTGTTTTGCTTCCTCTTCGTCAATTGTTACAAACCAATCTTCAAGCGATGGGCAATAGCAAATGTACGCTTTTTTGGTTTCAGTTTTTTGCATGGTGAATCCTCCCTTAGTTTTGATGATTCAGGATTTCATTTCGTTTTTGGCGCAATGCTTCAATTTCTTGCATGATTGCTTGGCGGCGTTCAGTTGTCGTGGCTTTCTCGGAAAACTCTTTCGCCAAAGAAATATGACGTAAAGTAATGGACTGTAATTCCTCATGTAAAGTGTCATCACGCCAAAGGCGTAATGCTAAGGACATTATTTCACCCCCTTTGGCTTTAGGGCTGTGAAATACAGGATATGGAGTGTGTTTAAGTCGGGTTTGACAGGTACACGATGATTGGCGTATTTAATGTGTAGTCCTTGGCTATCTTCATGCAATACACGTTGATAAAACCGTCCAGCCATTAGCACTTTGATCTTTTTTCCGATCAGCGACTGTATATCAGATTTTTGGAGTGGAGTCATTGCTTGCCCACCCCTTATATCTCTAAGGAGTTTAAAGGATTAAATTTTTCATTTTGAGAAGCCAAAGCAACACCCCAAATTGCCAAATACCTTTGAGTCATAGCAATATTCGAATGCCTAAGCATTTTTTGCAATGTGAAAACATCACAACCGTTCATCAACATCCGATGGGCAAACGTGTGTCTAAAGGTATGAGCTGATAAGCGGCAATCAGGGAAATTCATGATTTCCTTCAACCGTTTAAAAACACATTTAACTGCATTGTCCGTAAGTTTTTTACCTTCTACATCAGTAAAAACATATTGAGGAACTTCACCAAACGTCTGCTCACAATATACCCTGTACTCACACAGTTCTTTGATTAACTTTTCCGTAATCGGAATGGAACTTTGTTGACGTTTCTTTCCAAAGACAATGATAGTACCATTTTTCAAATCGACTTCATTCCACGACAGATTAACCATTTCACCTAACCTAACACCTGTCCCAAGGAGGAACACAATCATTGTATAGTCCCTATAAGCAAAGAATGATTTTTCACGCTGCTTCAATCGTCTGTAATAACCTAGCATTTGTTGAATATGCCGATCCTGAAACACTTCAATCTTAATGTCCTCTTTACCATAGCCGATTTTTTTGGCTGGATTTTGTTTCTGCGTAATGACTTCGATTTCTTCAAGATAGTTGAAGAATATCTTGAGGACATGCAACTTACTGTTTCTGGTTGTAACATTGTTGTTTCGTTCCTTTTGGCAATACATAAGATAATTCTTAACTGTGTTCGGAGTTACATCACTTACATCAACAATTTCCTGTTTGCCACAATAATCCTGAAATTCATTGAGGGCTGACATGTACGATTCAATTGTTTTAGGGGACAGATTTTTAAATTCCCTATCGTCCTTAAAATCTTTGATGGCAAACTTTAATAACAC